GTCTTCATTATCGTCGCCGGGGATGACAATGTCATTCTCTTCAACGGCCCGCGCCCTTTGGCCGTAGCCGCTGACGTGTCGATGTATGACTTGTCGCAGACCCGTGCTTTTCTGAGAGTCGTGTTGGACATGTACGAAGCACTCGGACTTCCCCACAAATATGCACTCGCAGTGGAAGCCCTGTACCAGGCTGAATTCCGGTACAAAGCGCCCCATGGACGCAATGAAGTTAATAGTTTTTCTGTTCGAGTCCTCTATGAGGATGAAACTCACCCCTGGGCTACTGGAGAGGTTCCTGAAAAACGACCCTCCGGTGGCATAGACACCCATCTTGGCAACTCCGCCGGGACCGCATTCTTTTCCCTTGATCTCGTGTATCACTTGCATCGTAATTTTTCTGCTCCTGAAGGTATATCCTTCGCTGCGGAAGATGTAGCTGCCCGAGCTCTCGAAATGGGATTTCAACTGAAAGTCTCCGTATTTCGGGACGACTTGTCGCAGCTTGACTTCCTGAAAGGATGGTGGGTCCCCACTTCTGAAGTGACCTTCGTTGAAGGTATCGCTATCACCCATAGATGGATGGTTTTTCCGAGCCGGTGGTTAAAGATGGGCAAGTTCGGCTCTGACCCCACCACCCTTGTTCAACAGCTCCCCCAGGGGCACCCTGCGTTCATCGGACAGGACGCAAAAGAAAGGTATGCAGCAGCGGCTATGTTAACCGCGGCAGCAGCCAATTATGCTGGAGCGATGGACGTCCCATTAGTGCGCGTCTACGTTGAAGCATTTGACCGGTGGATCATTTCTACCACCATAGTGCCTAAGGAGTACTCAGTCACCATGCCCGTCAGACCCGATTGGCCCCCGCCCATAAGTCCGTCCCTCATCCTCGACATGATAGAGGATCGATACGGCATCCCTCCGGGCGAGGTCCTAATCCTCGAGCATGCACTCCGCAAAGCACTTCGCATTTCGAAGGTCACTTCTCTCCAGAAACTAGTCACTGTTTCACATCCACTTTTGATGGCTCTGTGCAGTGACTACGGAGTGGAGAACGACTTCGCATAAGCTCCGTAAGGAGCACTTCGGCCTGACTACGCGAAATAGGGGAGGAAGTCAGGGGCGAGCTGTCGCCTAGAACAGCTCGTCGTGGAGGGACTAGGAATTTTTAACGTACATTTGTACAAACTTATTTTTTTATATTTTTACTTATTGAACAGCACAGAAACCAGATGCATGGCAAACCAGCGCAACGCCCCCGTCAGAACAAAGGTTTCAAGAGCAAATACCCTAACATTGAACAATTCGCCAAACAGACAGAAAGCGGAGACCCTAAGAAAGTCAAAGCCCACGCCATCCTCCTTGCAGCGCATGGAGAAAAAGGCGGAGAAACTATTAAAGCAGCCAAACAAAACAAGCAACGCATGGAAAAGCGAAGCGGACGATCTCTGGTCTCTCCTCAAGGGGATAGCCGGAGACATATACAACGGAGCCAAGACAGTTCTTTCCGACCTGGACCTCAATCCCGCCGTCGTGGGGGAAATCCTGGCACTCGGACTGTAATAGATTTGACAGTCCCTGATCCTTCTGTACCCGGTGGGCGACGTTCTCGAGGCACACTCACAACCCATACTACAGCGAAGTCCTTTCGTACCGCGGTCAATGCGCCCCTTTCACGGGGTGGACATTGGCGTGGAGCCGAATATCACGAAATGGACGGAGTAGATTCCCAAGGTCGATATCACACTATCGCCGGTCGTGAGTGGCTCGGGAGCGTCGACCAACCCCCTGAACATACTGGCGGTCTCTCTGTTGGGGATCATTTTCCGCGTGGGATCTATTATATTAGCCCTACGAATCTCGGAGGTCGACTAGCATTGCTCGCTCAAGATTATGAACAACATGAAATGGTTCGCATGACCGTGAGGTATGCGCCGTTAGTTGCCGCCACCACTAATGGAGGCGTAGCTATGGTGTATACCTCGGATGTTGGAACCCCCATCTCGGTGGTGGGCGACAACAACTACACCCATGCCGCTACCCATGACTCATTTCAGCAGATATCGGTGTGGGAGGAAGGCTCCATAGCCATTAGACCCTCTGACACCATGCTCAAATATTTTGACGAAGAAGCTGGCGACTTTCGCCTTGAAACCCAAGGTTTTGTCTCCATTCTTGCTGGTTCCACTATTCACTCCACTGCTTCCGGAGAGGACGCCCTCACATATGGCAATCTCTTCGTGGAATATGAATTCAGATTCTTCACTCCTTCTCTCGATTACGATGTCACTGACATCTATATCGGTTCCTTCGATCTCATGTCCCTTAACGAGGCCGTTATAACTCGGGGAAACAACATAGTCTTTGACTATGTCCCCGCCTTCACCTCCATAGGCACATATCCGCAGATCACGACGGCTTTAGCTCTCGATCAAGGACTGGAGAATTATGTGTTCGTCTGTACCGTGCGTCATAGCTCCACTAGCACTAACCTCTTCTTTAAC